TTATTCGCCAAAAGATGAAAGAAGTTTTGGATCTAATGATGACTGGTACTGAAGAAGATGTTCATAAATTTATTGAAGAATTCAAAGCAGAGTTTATGAAATTACCACCAGAAGATATATCATCACCAAGAGGTTGTAATGGCATTGCTAATTATTCTGATTCAGCAACTCTATACAAGAAAGGCACACCAATTCATGTCAAAGGTGCCATTCTGTATAACTTTCATCTAAAGAAACTTGGCTTAGAAAAACAATATCCTCTCATACAAGAAGGTGAGAAGTTGAAGTTTGTATATTTAAAAATGCCAAACACAATCAAAGATACTGTAATTAGTTTCCCTCAAAGATTGCCAAAAGAATTTGAGTTACAAGAGTTTATTGATTATGATATGCAATTTGAAAAGGCCTTTGTTGAACCAATTCGTGTTGTCTTAGATTGCATGGGATGGAAAACAGAGAAACAAAACTCGTTGGAGGATTTCTTTGGATAACATCCGTATAATACAAACTGGTATTGATATAAGTAAAATCAAAGAGCAGTTAGAGTTATATCCTAAAGATTGGGGTGTTCAAACTGAAATGGAACACACCGATATACTTGATCCAAATGTTAATCTTGTAAGTGCAAAGGTATTACAACTAATGGTTGGTGCCATTTCAAATCCAGACCAAGATGTTCGCAACTCTGAAATTTGTATACCAACTCCTGCTTGTAGCCGTCATACAGAAATATTAAAGTGGGCTTGGAAAACATTTGGTCGGTTTGCTCGCTGTGCTTTTCTTTCATTACCACCAGGTAAAATTGTTGGAAAGCATATTGATTGGGGTTCATACTATCTTCAAAAAGACCGATATCACCTTTCAATACAAGGCCGTTATAGATATACCGTTGGTGATGAATCTGTCATTGTAGAACCAGGAACATTTCTCTGGTTCAATAATAAACTAGAACACGGCACAGAAAATATAGGTGAAGTAACAAGAATTACATTTGTTATAGATGTGCCACACGATCCTAAAAATCCATGACACAAGTTATTTTTCCTTTACTAACAGCTTTGGCACTTTCTGCCATTGCTGCATTTTATTCTGTCATTGGTTTAGCACAGATTTTTCCTGGTTCTTTCTGGCCTATCATAGTAATGGGTGCAGTATTAGAAATTGCTAAACTTGTTACAGTATCTTGGGTGTATAATAATTGGAGCACGACAAAGAAAGTAATGAAATATTATTTTCTAACTGCTGTAGTATTGCTAATGGTTATCACATCAATGGGCATTTTTGGTTATCTTTCAAAGGCGCATCTAGAATCAAATGTAACTCTTGGTGCCAATACGGTTCAATTACGGACAGTTGAAGCGCAAGAGAAGATTGCTCGTGAAAGATTAAATTATTTACTAAAGCAAGCCGCTGATCCAGAAAAAATTAATCCTAGAGTTGACCGAGATATTCGTGCTACACAAGCAGAATTAAAGAAACTCTCTGAGCAAAAACTGCCTCTGATGGCAGAAGAAAACAAATTGGCGGCCGAGATTGGTCCTATTAAGTATATCGCCGAAATGTTCTATGATAAAGATGATCCTTCATTTATAGATAAAGCTGTAAGAACAGTAATTATCACAATCATTATTGTATTTGATCCACTTGCCATTTTGCTTTTGATAGCTGCACAACAGAGTTACCGAAGATTAAAACCACATCAAAAACAAATAAATTGGCCAAAGTTTACCAAAAAACCTAAAGAAATACTTGACAAACCACCTGAAGATAGTGTAAAATTTAGTCCTTATTTGGACACAACAAGCAACGAAATTATTCCCAAATCAAAAATTACCAAAATGGATGGAGGTACCTTTTAATATGAGTTTATTAGATAAATTGAAAAAGAATACAACGATTAAAGATTCGTCTATTCTTGCTAAATCAAAATTCTTTAACGAAAAAGATATGATACAAACTGATGTGCCAATGGTGAATGTAGCATTATCAGGTCAACTAGATGGCGGTCTTACGCCGGGCCTCACAATGCTGGCAGGCCCATCTAAACACTTTAAAACAGCATTTGCTCTTTTGATGGCATCTTCTTATTTAAAGAAATACAAAGAAGCGGTTTGTTTGTTTTATGATTCAGAGTTTGGAACACCGCAGAAATACTTTGAAACATTTAACATTGATATGAATCGTGTTCTTCATACACCACTTACTGACATTGAAGAATTGAAACACGATGTAATGAATCAATTACAAGGTTTGGATAAAAATGACAAAGTGATTGTTATCATTGATTCTATCGGTAATTTGGCATCACGCAAAGAAGTTGAAGATTCTCTTGAAGGTAAATCTGTTGCAGATATGACCCGTGCTAAGCAAATCAAATCTTTGTTTCGTATGATTACACCACATCTTACAATCAAAGATGTACCGATGGTTGTTGTCAATCACACATACAAAGAAATTGGTATGTTCCCAAAAGATATTGTTGGTGGCGGTACAGGTTCTTATTACTCGGCTGATACAATTTGGATTCTTGGTCGTCAGCAAGATAAAAATGCTGGCGAAGTTACAGGCTACAACTTCATTATCAATGTGGAAAAATCTAGGTTTGTAAGAGAAAAATCCAAAATTCCTGTTACAGTATCATTTGAAGGCGGTATTCAAAAGTATTCTGGCCTTTTAGAGATTGCAATTGAAGGTGGGTTTATTCAGAAACCATCTCCAGGTTGGTATTCAAAGGTTGACCAAAAAACTGGAGAACTCGGTGCAAAATTGCGAGAAACAGATACAAACACTAAGGAGTTTTGGAAGGATATTTTAAATGATAACAAGTTTAAAGAATACATTAAGCAACGGTATTCAATCTCTTTTGGAAGTATTCTTGGAGAAGATACTTTGGTGGAGGAAACCGAAAGTGCTTAAAGAAGGCACCGACTTTGCCTTCATAGAATTTAAGGATAGCGATATAACAGGCATTCAGATTCTAAAAGGTGATTATACAGAAGTAGTTTACCATTACCATAAGGCTAGAGTGGTTGAAGAAGATGGTTTTGCTAAACTACAATTTGGGTTTACAATCGTTCATTCAGGTAAACACGACATAGAAGCCTTGCAAAATGACCAAGGATTTGTTACCATTATGGGTGATATCTTACAACAAATAGTATTGAATAAAGCGAAGGCAGATGAACAGATTAGAACAGACAATTCTGAAGAATTTGATTTACAATGAGGCATTTACACGCAAAGTAATTCCTTTCATTCGTTCTGATTATTTTTCTGATGACACAGAGCGAATACTTTTTAAAGAAGTTTTTGAATTCACCAACAAATACAAGAATCTTCCATCACACGAAGCACTTGTAATCAATTTTACTGAAAGTAAAACGCTGACTGAACCACAAGTGAAATCAGCGATTGAACTTCTCAACGAAATCAAGCAAACAAAAGATGACACGGTTGAATTGGCATGGTTAACTGAGCAAACAGAAAAGTTTTGCCAAGATAAGGCGATTTATAATGCCATCATGGAATCGGTTCATATTCTGGATGATAAACAATCTAAGAAATCAAAAGGTGAGATACCAAAATTACTTGCTGATGCTCTTGGCGTTTCTTTTGACAGTAATGTTGGTCACGATTATATGCAGGACTTTGATGACCGATATGATTTCTATCACCGTGTAGAAAGTCGTGTTCGCTTTGATTTGGATATATTCAACAAGATTACAAAAGGCGGCCTGCCAGTTAAAACTTTGAACATCGCACTTGCTGGTACTGGTGTTGGTAAGTCATTGTTTATGTGTCATATGGCAGGCAGTTGTTTGTCACAAGGTCTTAATGTGCTATACATTACATTGGAAATGGCCGAAGAAAAGATTGCAGAAAGAATTGATGCAAATTTGCTCAATGCTGATTTCAATGAACTACACACAATGAGTAAGAATGATTATGAAAGAAAGTTTGAAGCACTACGAACTAAGACACATGGCAAACTAATCATCAAAGAATATCCAACTGCTGGTGCTTCAACACTCCACTTTCGTGCCTTGTTGAATGAGTTGGCTCTAAAGAAAACTTTTAAACCAGATATTATATTTATTGACTATTTGAATATTTGTGCCTCTGCTCGTATCAAACCTGGAGGTAATGTAAACAGTTACACATATATCAAATCAATTGCTGAAGAACTTCGTGGTCTTGCTGTAGAAAATAATCTACCAATTGTTTCTGCGACACAAACAACAAGAAGTGGTTTTACAAATTCTGATCCTGGTTTGGAAGATACAAGTGAATCGTTTGGTCTGCCTGCAACTGCCGACTTTATGTTTGCGTTAATCACCAATGAAGAATTAGAAGGCCTCAATCAAATACTTGTCAAGCAACTGAAGAATCGTTATTCTGATCCAAATGCCTTTAAACGATTTGTGGTCGGTGTTGATAGGTCTAAGATGAGATTGTATGATGTTGAAGATTCAGCACAACATGGTATTACTGATTCTGGCCAAGATGAAGATACTGGCCCAATTAACACATTTGGCAATCGTGAAAACAAATTCAATCGCAACTTTGGCAGCCTAAAAGTATGAGTTTAAATTATGACCAGGCCTTACATTGTGCTAAGGTTTTTAAAGATTACTTTGGTGATTTCAACCGAATAGATGAATATATGCGAGAGCAGAAACTCAATTCTCTCGCTGAGTTACCATTTGCTTTGCCTGGTTGTGGCCCTGAAGCCGATTTGTTTGATGACTTTACAATGAACCCACAAGACATGGAATTTGAAGTTGTTGAGTTAGAGTCAGCAAGATGGCAGTTATATTTGGATATAATTTCGTCACATAATAATCTCAGCAGTCCTGGCCGAAATATACGCCTTGCTGTAATGGAAAAGAAAACGAAGAAGTGGGTTGGTTTTATTCGTCTTGGTTCTCCAACGATTATGATGAAGCCAAGGAATGAACTTCTTGGTTGTGTGATGACCAATGAACTAGAAACAACAAAGGCTTTCAATCGTGCCACAGGTATGGGTTTTGTAATCGTGCCAGCGCAACCTTTCGGTTTCAATTATCTTGGCGGAAAGTTACTTGCAGGTATCTGTTGTTCACATGAGGTTAGAGAGATACTGAATAAGAAATACGATATGAATACCTGTTTGTTTGAAACCACCAGTTTGTATGGCACTACAAAGTCCGTATCTCAATATGATGGTATGAAACCATATCTACGATTTGGTGGTGTAACTGAATCTGATTTTCTGCCAATGATGCATGGCAAACCCTACGAAGATTTGAAGAACTATGTTGAAGGCATTGTGGGTGAGTTTGTTCCTGCTGATGCCTCTAGTCGCAAATTGAAAATTAGCAATACAATTATCGCTATGACCAAAGCAACATTAAAGAATCATAAGAGTGATTATGATGCATTTATGAACACCATTCAAAAGGCTAAGGGTCTGACTGAAAGAAAAAGATACTATTATTGTAACTATGGTTTTTCCAACTTCAAAGATGTGGTTATTGGAAAGACAGATAAACTTGTACCAGACAAGGAGAACTATGACAAACACCATCTGGAAAACATCGTAGAGTGGTGGAAAAAGAAGGCTTGTAGTAGATTTACAACACTTCAGACAGAAAACCGATTAAGAAAAGAGATTGAAGTGTGGACTGGCGACAAAGAGATTGACATTATCCGTTAGTCGTGGTAGGATAAATACATGATTAATAAACGGAGTTTTTGATGGCAATAAAGTATTTGTCTGGCGGTGAACAAACAACAGTAAATTCTACCATTACTGAATTATTTCCTGCATTGTGTTTTAATAATGGATACAACCCTAAAACACCAGAAGATTTGGAGAATTTTGTAAATGGTTTGAATTTGAATTCCGAAAAATCAAAAAAAACATTTGTGAACTCAAATAATATAAAAGCAGGTAAAGAATTTATTATATTGAAGGATAGAATTCGGCCAGATATGAAAGCAGAAAAGATACAAAATGCTTTTGCTATCACGAAATTTTTATTTGACACTAATAAAATTAGAACAATTGAAAAAGTTATTTGGGGTTATAGAGAAAAACCCGTTGGAGTTCCAAGTAATCACGCTGGTGATATATTTGTTTTTTTTAAAAATAAACAATTAACTCCAAAAATTGCTGGAGTATCATTAAAAGCTGGATCAGAAAAATCTTCTGAGCCAAAATTAAACAGTTATGTTAAAACCACATTGACAAAACCAATGTGGAAAAAATCATCACCAAAAGCAATGGATGAATTAAAGCAAGAGCTTTGGGAAAATGTTTACTCTAAAGTTCCTGCTCTTCCAAAAAATATAGTAACAAAAGATAATTATTATGTTTTACAAGGTGCAAAAGATTCTACTAAAATACATCCAATGATGATTGAAAAGCTTATTGATTTTTTTGAAGCTGATCCAAAAAGATTTGATGAATTATATGGCGTGATGAATAAAATATGCCGTGAAAAACTATGTAAAGTTATCAATAAAGATTTGAAAGCAACGACAGAATGGATTTCACAAGAGTTTAGATTAGAGCGCAGAGATGTAGAAATACCTTTGGTGCTAGTAAAAGCAATTAGAACGAAATATGAATTAGCTGGAGACCCTTTAGTAGATTTTTTGCCAAGATTAACGAAAGCTTATGCCTACTTAAACAAACAATCTGTTCAAGAATGGTTTATTGATTTGTATGCTGGTAAAGATAAGATAACATTGTTGATGACAATTCGTAGTGATTCAGAATTTAGAAGAACAAAACCAAAAGGTAAATTAGGTTCTTTTGTTGGCCTTAAATTACTATATCGTGGTGTAAAGAAATGAATTTCACAGAATACTTAACAGAAGGTAAAGAAGGTAAGAATGTTCACCTTGAGCATATTGAGGATGAAGTTCTAAATTTTGGCGTATCTGGTGCCAGGTCTGCCATTAACTTTCTACAATCACTTCGCAATATGTTGGCAGGTAATGCCGAATCAAAAGTAAATGTTACGACCAAATGGGATGGTGCGCCTGCTATTTTTGCTGGTGTTAATCCTGAGAATGGTAAATTCTTTGTCGGCACCAAAGGCGTATTCAATGTCAATCCAAAATTAAACTATACAGATGAAGATATTGACAACAATCATCCAACAGAAGGCCTCAATCAAAAACTCAAAGTAGCCTTGCGTTATCTACCAAAACTTGGCATCAAAGGTGTCTTGCAAGGTGATATGATGTTCACAAAAGGTGATATTAAGAAACAAGTTATTGATGGTGAATCATACATTACATTTCAACCAAACACGATTGTTTATGCGGTGCCTT